GGTTCTTGTGGTGGTGTTTATATCGCTGGCAGTGATAATAAAATTATTGGCTTCCATGGTGTTGGAAGTCCTAATGCCAGAGTTACACCTATGTTTTATCCTGCTAATGAATCATGGCTGAAAAACCTTGACTCGATAGCTAAAAACGTAACGTTTGATTTTAGTGAGGAGAAGAATTATGCCTCTAATTATGAGAAATTTATTAATGGTAATGATCTCAAGTTGGAGGATGTTCATTCTTTAAACTTACCGGGGCGACAGAATTAGAGGCCATTCTGTCGCCCTATCCTGATGGCTGCAAGAGAATTATAAGTCACCACTCTTGCTGCGCTGGCCTAGGGGAGCACCTCCGATGTAAAGGTCGTGTTTTTAAAATATTTAAACAGCGCATACCTGACTATGATGATCAATTGATTTTAAAGTTTTTGCAAATTAATCAGGAAAATATTGATGAGTATAATCATTATAAGGTGGTTCCTAAATTATTGGATCATGCTGAGAAATCGTTAAAGAGATATAATCATGATCCTTACCCTTATAATGATGAAAATGTCCAAAAACTTTATATACAAGCAATGGAGATGCTTTATAAGATTCTATTGCCTGTTTGTGGTGACTCAAAGCAATTGAGTTATGACGAAGTTCTTAGTAATCTTCGCCCCCTTAAGTCTTCAGGCTATCCACTTAATCTATTGTATCCTCTTAAAATGGATTACTGGTTGTCTGATGATGCCCAGTTTTACGACATTTACTGGGAACGTCTGCGGACTGAAAACTATATACGCTCACTCTGTAATGTGTCTATTAAAGAGGAGATGCGTGAATCAAAGAAAGTTGACGAGGGTAGTGTTCGTACTATTATAGCTATGGATGTTAACCATGTAGTAGCTCACTCGTCACTTTGTATGTATCAAAATATGGCGATAAGAGATCATTTGTATAGAACTCCGTTCATGATTGGTTTGAATTTATTGAACGGAGGTGCGCGCCGTTTGTGTGAGTACATGACACCTATTGGTTGGAATAAACCTTGCGTGTTAGAATTGGATGGTAAGAAATTCGATGGTCGATGTAAATATGATCCACATTTTAAGTCTATAGGGAATATGCGATGGCGTTTCTTAGCCCCTGAGTTCAGGACAGAGGATAACCGTCAGCGTATGAAAAATCTTTATTATGAGCTTAGTCATTCACCTTTGGTGAATGTAGATGGTCATGTTTATTGTCGATATTCCGGAAATCCTTCAGGCCAAGCTTGCACTACTTGTGACAATAGCTTTAAGAATTGGTGTGATATTTATGTTCTTTGGTGCTTGAGTGTGCCAGTAGAACTCGCCAATTTAGACAGTTTTACGTATTATACACGTGTGATTATAGTAGGTGACGATGTTTCAATAGCTGTACATCCAGATGTGCAGCAATGGTTCAATCGTTCCTCTATTGAGCATTATGCTCCTCTTATTCAAATGGAATACCACTTTGCTCATGATGATTTTAAATGGTTTGAGGAGACCACTTTTCTCGGCCATAGTTTCGTTATGAATCATCATCCTGCTAATTTTCAGATGATTTATCCGTCTATTGATAGTTCTAAAATGCGAGCTTCTCTTCTCCATTTCAATGAGGAGGGTACTACTGCGATGACAATTATTAGAACATGTGCTCTTAGGAACGAGACTTTTGCCAACCTCAAAGATCGCGAATGGTTTGAGAAGGTGATTCGCTTTCTCCGAAAGGAGACTAGTGATGATCTTACTCAGGAGGTCGCGTTAGCATGGAAGTGTTATCTTACAGATAATGAACTGCATGAGTTGTACTCTGGAGTTTCCATAAATGGTGATATCTTGGTAGAGAGCGAATGTGATAAATTTACAACTATCAGTTTGGACGAGTGTGTTTTCCATCCGCCTATGCTTTATAGTACTATATTAGGACAGATCTCTAGAGCCTCGATCGATAGCAAGGTCCACGTAATGTGCGAAACCGGGTTGGCTCTTTAAAATGAGAAGTTCTGTTATTCATTGTATATTAGTTTGTATGTTATTTGAATTATTGTTGATTTTATATTGTTGTACTATATTAGCTTATCTAAAACATCGGATCTTTATACAAGATGCCGAAAACGAAGAAGATAGAAATCGTTAATAAAAAAGGCAAAGTCACTGACATTGTCATTAAAAAGAAAAAGACAAGAGCGAAATTACCACCACTCCATCCTAAGATAAAGGGTCGGGGTGACTATACTATTAGTGATATAGCTAAGACAATATCTAAGCCATTCACTGACACAACCGAGTCAAAAGGTTTTGTTAATAAAGCAGCACGATTTGCTGGATCTACTCTTGGTAGTATGACTGGCATTCCTGGTGTCGGTGAGGCCTTGGGTAATGCTTCATCGTGGTTGGCACGTATTATGGGTTTTGGTGATTATACTTTGAGAAGAAATTCTTTTATGACTAATTACACTGAAACTGTGCCTCAATTTCGTGATAATGGTGGGCTCACTTTTGCACATCGTGAGTATATTATGGATATAACTTCATCCACCACTTTTAATAACCAAGGTTTTCTAATTAATGCTGGTAATCCATTACTTTTCCCTTGGCTTTCACGTTTAGCAAGCAATTATGAGGAATATGAGTTTTTGGGGCTCGTGTTCGAGTTTCGTACAACTTCAGCCACTGCTGTTGGTAGTACTAATACTGGTCTGGGTACTCTTATAATGGCTACAGATTATGATTGTATCGACACCAACTATCCTAATAAGCAAGCTATGGAAATAGCTGATTTTGCGACCTCCTCTGCTCCTTGCTATAATCAAATTCACCCAATTGAATGTGATCCTCGTAAGAATGTAATGAGGAAATACTTCGTTCAAAATGCTACAACACTTGCTGGCTATCCTGATGATCCGCGTTTCAGCGTTTTAGGTAATTTCCAAATAGCCACTTCAGGTGTTCAGGCTGCGTCTACTGTTGGCGAGCTCTGGGTCACGTATCATGTCAAACTCAGTAAACCACAGATAGCTAGTCTTTCCACTATTCAAACGCAGCCTTTTGTGCATTATCAATTTACTAGCGTTAATGCTTCTACTACGACTGTTGTTAATAGTTCAAGTTACCCTAACAATGGTGGCTTGACTTTGACTCCCAATCCATCCTGGGTTGATATAGCTTGTGCTAACTCACTTGGTGCAGGTAGTTATTTGATAGTTGCCAAGTCGGTTAATGTTGCTGCCGGTGGATCAATAACGACATTTCCTACAAATGTTGCGGTGTTGTTCAACGGTGCTTCATTTACTGGTACATCCTTGACACCTGTTAGTGATTCATCGTATGCTACGGCGTACGGTAATGCATCCAATAGTGTGTTGACTAATCACTTAGGTGTGCCAACTGCTATATCTAGACCTGGTGTTGTTGTGATGGCCATAGTTAATCTCCCCTTAGTTAATTCTTCGGTGAGGGTTTTTCTGTGTAATGATGCCAGTAATACTATTCAGAATGACATTTACATAACACCATATGCGAGTGCCAATTTGAGTAAGCCACCCAGTGAGAAAGCACAGATGAAAGCGAAGCTTGATGAAGTCTGTCGATTAATTGAGCAAATGCAATCGCCTAATCCTCCTGGGAATACAGTTAATGTGCGTGTGCCATCGTTATCGGATATAGATGATGATCAGCACACACGTGTAATTATAGGAGAGGAGATGCGACGGCCAGAGCGCCGTCCTCCTTGTATAGATACTAGTAATCGATTGCCTCTTACACCAATCGATGAGTATAGATATGTTGAGGTTGTTAGGTCTGAGCCTACGAGCAAAGATACTAGCCAGCTTCAGAGAAAGTAGTTCTCTGTTGTGGATAGCCTTTAGTCCTTTCACGTTTTATTTTTGTTACGTGTCCGGCCACTAACCCGAGGGGGGTCAGCAG